CTAAAGAAGATAAAGCTAAATTAGACTCCATTGAAGAAGGAGCTAATAATTATCATCTTCCTACAACGTTACCACCTTCTATCATTGCACAAGATCCTAACAATAGATTTATTACTGACCAAGAACGTGAACAACTTTCTCTTAAGAAAGATATGTCTGCATTCTTAGTTGGTACAGGTATCTTCAATGGTACAGATGGTACTATTATTAGACATGAATTCGGTAATACATCTTTTGGTGTATCTATTACACCAACAGTTAATCCAAATGGTGGTCTAGGTGAAGTATGGGTTAAGAAAACTAATACTTTAGTTATTGTATACTGCTCTGGTGCTGGTAAGAATATTGAATTTGATTACACTCTAACTTATTATAACTAAAAAAAATAAACCCCCATAGGAGTTCAACTCCTATGGGGATATTTTATCTTTCATAAGGATCTATACCAGAGTTATTATCAGTTACTTTAGTATCTTGAATACGTTTCTTCATTGCATTATCCATGGTAGTTATAGAATCATTAAAGAACTCTTTATTCAAATATACTACAAAGTTAGATAAGATATGCTCAACTGGTCTTCTAGTAGTCAATGACATATTCTCCCAGTCTATATCGTATAGATATTCTTCATTATTATTGAATATCTTAAAGTCTAAAAATACTGATGGAGATATGAATGCCTTATTACATGCATTAATAACTCTCATGATATTGATATCTTTCTCAAATATCTCTTTAAAGTTAATAGTTAATGGTTTAGACTTATCTTCTTCTTCATATGGTACATTAATGAATTGATCCCATGCTTTCTCATTAGTAGCTGGGATATTAGAGAAGTTAACCATATAAGTTCTACTTTCACCATCAAGATTAAATCGTAAGAATTCACTCTTATGCATAGTGAAGTAGCAGTATATTTTAGGAGCTGGGAATCTCATCTCAGCACTAAATTCAATATAGTAATTAGAGCTTACTTGATTTTGTCTTTCACCATCATCTATATTGATATCTGGTACTCTAAGATGTACATACATATTTGAAGCACGTAAGAAGAACTCACATTTAGAATTCATATTACGTAGTTTATATATGAATGGTACTTCAGAATGTCTATTTAAATAAGCCAAGAACTTAAATGGTTCTTTGATTAGCTTCTTATCATAATCTACTTCAAATCCAACTTTATCAGCTAAATCAAATAGCATATCATATGGTACATGTACATCCATATCAGTATAATATCCACTAGTTGCACCAATCTTATAAGCCATCTTTAAGTATCTTACTAAGTCTAATTGTTTAGCTTTAGTATTTACTTTGATCTTAATTTGGAATTGGAATAATAGCTGGTCAAAAGATACTCCAAGATATAGATTATTAGTTAGATCTTTAAAGAATGTATCTCTATAGTTAAACGTTCTAGCATAGTAGTTTAAATCATGTAGACCAATATCTATACCTTCACGGTTATAATCAATATCAATGTTAGGAATAATAGCAATAGCTGGTTTACCACGTTTAATAAGTTCACGTTCATTAATATTAGCAAACTCATCAAATAGATGCTTACCATCTATATAGACAGTCTTAAAGTAAGTCTTATCAAACTTACTTAGAATCCAATTCTTAAAGAACTCTACAGCTACAGAATAAGTATGACTTGTGCTAGGAACACAGAGATTTTTCAATAATTGCTTATCAATCTTACTACCAATCTCTACATCTACCCAGTCATCAGTATTTAGTACACGTTCATGACCATCCCCAAATAACTCAGATTTATCTACTTTATCATTATTTTCAATTTGTTTATTACCATCTTTTATTTTAGAGCCATTCCCAGGATCATCTCCTAGAGTCTCTTCTATTAATATAGGTACATTACCTTTTTCATCAGCCGATACAGGAGCTGGGATGTAATAGTTTTTTCTCAATCAATTCACCCCTTTATTTACAAAAAAATATTATCATAATGTTGAGGAAGGCTATTAAAGCCTTCCTCTAAATCATTATGATAATTAATAGTAATTATTATCGAGGTCTGCCGAATGTACCACCCATGTCGGTCACCTCCTCGATAATAATGCATCCGAACTGATCATCAGTTATTGGCATCAGTTCGGTTTCCAGCTGCGGATCATCTTTATAACCTTCATCAGGTATTAACCTGTATGTTATTAGATTATCCTCTACTACCGAGTCAAGTATGGTGAATGGTCGTATTATGCCATTCACCACGTTTATTAGGAGTTGAGCCGACCCGTTAGCTCTAACTCCTTGGTTGTCTGGTGGACATTCGAATATGAATGCCCATCTCTGATTCGTAGGAACCATATTATATCATCCTCCTTCAGGGTTATAATATATAACCAGAGGATGATACTATTTCATAGCTTGTAAATTACGTATATTATCTAGTTCAGACTCACTATAAGCATCACGAGCTACATAGATAAGACTGTTTAGATTTACATAAGTATCTTTAAAATGGTTAACTGCAGAGTTGAATTTACCATCATTACGAGATATCATCATAGCATTACGTGGATTAAGAACTTTACAAGCTCTAGCCTCGAATTCTTTATTGATGATATACATAATATTCATACAGTCACCATCAAAGTCTGCACCTAACATCTTAAGGATTTGTAATGGTACAGACATAGTGAAATCATCTTCATTAACTCCAACACAATACATTTGTAACAATGACCCATGGTTGATAGATGGGTTACGATTGATGATAAATGCAATACCACGTTCTTTAGAGTTAATGATATTCTTGATGATATTTAAGATGAATGGATCTTTAACTATTTGAGATTTAAACCATCTCTTATATGCATCAGTATAAGATAGACTTAGAGACTTAACTAAGAAGTTTATAATAGTTTGCTCTAAGAGAATAACCAATGCTACATAAGGTAATCTAATTTCATCAATTCTTAAAGTTTCATCTGGTTTAATTACATCACGTGCAGTGAAGTTATAACGACCAGCCATTACTGAACGGATCGCACCTTTCTTACCACGCATGTCATTAAGAATAACACTATATACTTCTTCAATACTCATTTGAATATCATATAAGATATCATTCTTAGTTTTTACTCTACGATATACTTCCATAGATTCATCATTAACGAAGCATACATTACGAGCGATATTATTATACCACTTATTATTCTTAGTAAATGTAAATTGATCACCAACTACATTTACCATACGTAAGAATAATGTATATACTGGAATACTATGAGTTAAAATCTTCTCACGGTGTTTCATCAAGTGGTTATATAAGTCAACCTTCTTAGGATTACTCTTAGTCTTATTATGATAGAATTCTAGAATTTCATCAAGACGTTCAGCGAACTCCATCATACCAATACCAACAAAAGGTTGATCTTCTTTAATTGGTTTATTATCTTCTACAAAGCCATCTTCATTTGCTTCTTTATCATATTTGATAATAGCATTTAGCTTTTTAGCACCAATAAAGCTTTTAAGTACTTCATATAGATTTGGATGGATTACATAGTATTTATCACTCAATACAATCCATCCAAAGATACCAAAGTCATCATCTACATATTTAACTTTCTCATGACATGTAGGACATTCTTCACCATTATATAATGCACCTCTAAGATGACCACAACGACATCTATATCTATCTTTGAATGCATCTTGGTCTAATATAGATGCACCATATTTACTAGAGAAGATAGATGAATCAGATTTAATATCTTTCTTAATAGCCTGAGAATCTCTAATGAAGAAATCTCTACCATATACGATACCTTTCTCACGTTCTTTATCCAAATCTAGAATTTCTAATCTAGTTTGAAATTCATATTCGGTATCAATTGGTTGTGTAGTTCTTATATTCAATTCCATATCAGTTATCTCCAGAGTTTCTTAATAGTAGTCGCAAAAGTTTTAGCATAAGGTACATCAAAACGTTTAGCAATATCACTAGGGGATTCGCCAGTCTCCTTAGAGATTTTTTCTAATACATCTTCACGAGTGCCTTTAGGAACTGTATCCATTTTGATCACATTACAAATCATTTCAATACATTCATCAATTGTAATAGATCTTCCAACTACAATATCTTTAAGTAATTTACCTTCATATAGGAACTCACATAAATAGACATACCAGTTGGTTTTCTTACATTTCACATTATTGCTTGCAGATTTAGATCTTGCATTGAAAATGATATCCACAATACTTTTAACTGGAAGCTTCAAAGTTTTATGAATATCTTCTAATAAAACTCCATCTGTATAGAGTTTCAAAACTTGATTGTTAATACTTGTCATTAATTATTTCCTCCTTCCACATATTCATCTATATAATATTTAGTCATAAGAGATTTTAATTCATCTTCAGTACAACCGAGCTTAGATAGAATTGTATCACGATCTTTATTTTCAATAATAACCTTAATCTTCTTCAAATCATCAAGGAAGTTATCTGGATCAGCTGTAGTTAAAATAGAGATCATAGATTTAATATTAGGTCTACCTTTAGAGCGAGTGATATATGTATAGTCTCCACACATAGAAGGGAATACACATCTACGATTTTCTTCTATCATAATATCTTCTGGGCATTTATTAAGAATCAATGATGCAAAGATATTATTATTGAGATAGAATTGAACTCGTTTAGGAAGTTTCAATTGTTCATTGATTTCTCTCAAAGTGAGACGGTTTTCTCGGATAAGTTTAATAATCTTACTATAAGGAATCTTATCAGCTTTAAAGATATTATAATCACTATGTAAGCGTTTAGCATATCTAGGAGATACATTAAGTTTATCATGTAATTCTTTAGTATTATTAGTTTCAGTTAGAATAGCATATGCTTTATTTAATAACTCCACACTTTCAGGATTCTTCAAGAAGTTACAAGGATATTTCTCAATAGTAGTATATGGAACTTCTCTTACCGCAGGTTTACGGTTCTCAATATGGAATCTTTTAACACCAAATTTCTCACAAGCAGATCTTAGAGTTCTAACTGTAAATCCATTATCAGATGCAATATCTTTAAGTTTACGATTTTTAGTAATGAATTCATCAGTTAACCATTCAACGAATCTAGCATTAGATTTTTCTAAAGTTTCATTCAATTCTAAAGCAACGAATTGATTTCTAAAGTATAGTTCTAGAGTAGCAAATGTAGTAATCTCTGGATACTTACTCATAATTTTGAAGATACTATTACCTTCATTGAATAATTTAACCCATTCTTTACTGCTAGTATATTTAGCTTCAGTAATAGCACGTTTATGATAAATAGAATATAAGCGTGTATATGTTTTATCATCGATATCTAATACAATCATAACTTGACGTTTCTGGATATCATTATCACGTAAGAGTTTAAAATTTTTTAAAAGGTTCTTAGAATAAATAATCATTTAATACTCACCCCTCGAGAAAAATAATACCTATACCCAGATAGATGGGTATAGGCTATTTAATACTAATAATTTGTTATTATGGTATTATTTATTTATCAAACCCAAATGCTTTATCTGGGTCCATTTTGGTCATAACAACTTGAGAATCATGGAATGCTTTCATGGCAATCAATTTAAGTTTAGATGCTATTTGAGGCATAGCTGCACCAACGTTAGTAATACCTAGTTTATGGAATAGATTACCTGCACATGCATTACAGATAATACCATCTTTAGCTTCACACATAGATGCAAATCTAAACTGTACAGTCTTACCTAGATATTTATCTAAGTTATCTGTATTAAGCTCTACTAGTTTATTACCTTCTTTGATATTACAGTACATATACTCTTTGATATTCTTATCATTCAAAGTAACTGTAACTGTACGTTTAGTACCACAGTCAGATCCTTTCTTACCAACTTTAACATGTTGGAATGCTGGCAACATAAGTTTTTCCCAGTAACCACCAACTTCTGTTTTATTGGAACGAGAGTAAGGACCTTCTGCTAGAGAGTTAGCAAAGTCAGCATATTCTTCTTTAGCAATACCTTCAATGTAGTTAGACATGATGATATTGTAACCCTTTGTAGGATCTGGATTCTTAGTGATACCCTTCATGATAAACATGTTTTTGAAGTCATTACTAAAGCTACCACGAGCACCGGAGTTATATGTATCAATACCAACATCATCTTTAAGAGTTTCTTTAGCTAGTTTAAGTAATTCATCTTGAATAGCAATAACTGCATCAGGATCATTCTTATCTAATCTATCACGATACTTCTTAACTAAATCAGCTTTAGCTTTATTGATTACTTTAGTAATAGTTAATAGCTTCATAGAATAACCATTAGCTAATACTGATACATAAGGCATGAACTTTTGAGTTTTCATAAGGAAGTTCTTCAATGCATCTAGATGAACTTTCTCTTCAAGTACAGCATATCCGATCTTATCTGTAATCTTACCAACCATCTTCTTATTAATTGGCTCATTAATATATCCATATAGATCGAATAGTTCATTTTCTATAAATACTTTATTGAATACCCAGATACCTACAGTAGTTAAGAAGCTATCTTTATTCTTCTTACCTTCTTTACCATAAGATCCTTTAGGGACAATAAATGTGTCATATGTGTTAAATCTTACCTTACCATTGAATTCACCAAATACTTCCATAATAAAAGATAACTTGGTTCCTTCCTCTTCGGTAATACCTAAAAGAAATTCTATATCTTTAGGATTGGTAATCTGTTTAGCAATACGTTTTGCCATTACTAGTACCTCCTTTATTTAATAGAATGTGGCTGGTATATAAGCATATTTTCGCCTATCCAGAACATTAGGATAATTCAAAATAATACTTTACAAGGAGGTTCATAATGGGAACTTTTAATGAAGAAAATAAAATTACCATTGCGGAGTTAGCACCGAGTCTTGTTGACCTACTTAATGCAAAGGCACTTGCTGTTGATTTAACTTCGCATGTTAACGATGCTGATCGTCATATTACACCAGCAGAACGTGTTAAATGGAATAAAACATTAGATGATGCTAAATCTTACACAGATTCTGAATTGTCTAAAGCTCTCGGTCCAATTCGAGATATGATTAGTGGTACAGATACATCTCTTACAACTCTATTAAACTCTAAACTAGATAAAGCTGTATTTGATAACTTCCGTACTGGCTTAGCTGCTGTAGCTACAAGTGGTTCTTATAATGACTTGAAAGACCAACCATCTGCTTTATCTTACTCTGATACTGCAAATAAAGCATTACGTGCTGATCGTGCAGGTTACTCTGATGAAGCTGGTCATGCTAAAACTGCAGATGAAGCAACTCATGCAGCTACTGCAGATAGTGCTATTCGTATTAATGGTATTCGTATTACTATTGGTACTGAATATCCAGCTAGTCCTCAAAATAATAAAGAATTCTTCTATCATACTGCACAACGTATGCTCTATATTTATACAGATAATGGTTGGCAAATGACTGGTGCAGCTCTAAGATAGTTTTTAAGGGTTCAAAATACATTGTAGTATATGTATTTTAAAGTTAGAATAGAGGATAACGTAATGAAACAATTTGAAGAAATATACAAAGATCTAAACTCGGTTACAATGATTATTACTAATCGTTGTAACCTTGCTTGTGATTATTGTTTTGAACGATCCAAAGGCGATAAAGACATGGATGTCGAGACTGCTATTGAGATCGTTGATCGTACTTATAATAAAAATTTGAATATGCCAAACCAAAGATTTACTTATAATCTATTTGGTGGCGAGCCAATGGTAAATTGGAAAGTTGTTAAAGCTATTCTTGATCATATCAATGAAAAGCATTATAATGCTCAAGTGGGTATTACAACTAATATGATGCAAATGACAGATGAGATGCTTGATTATATTGATGATAATGATGTATTTGTCTTAGTATCTATTGATGGTATTAAAGAAATGCATGATATGCATCGTAAAGATCATGCTGGTAATGGTTCATTTGACACTGTAGTTAAGAATATTAAGAAGATGGTAGATCGTGGTTTAACTCATCTTATTGAAGCACGTATGACTGTAACTCCAGAGAGTGCAAAATACATGTTTGAAAGTGTTAAGATGCTATTAGATCTTGGCATTAATAATATTTGTCCAATCGCTGCATCTGACTTAGATTGGTCTGATGAAGCATTGAAATACTATGAAGATAACTATAATAAGATGCTTGAACTCTATGTAGATATCTTAAATGATACTGATAATAATCGCAATATCAATATCAAGCATATTGATGATATTATTGGTACTGCAATGGAACCTGAAGTATCTGATACAAAGATGTGTCATATTGGTAATAAATACTGGGTATGTATTGACTGGAATATGGATGTATATCCTTGTCATAACTTCCCAACTACTGATCTTGAATTCTTAAAAGAAATGAAGATTGGTAATATGAAAACTGGTGTAGATGAAACTAAAGTTTCTGATGAAGCTAAACAAGCTAAGTTTGAAATGGAAGAATGTAAAGACTGTGTAGCTAAGATTATATGCAAGTCTGGTTGTCCTTTCCAAAACTTAACCGAAAATCATGACTTCTATACTCCAACTAAATCCTACTGTAAGATTCAAAAGATTCTAGTACCAGCGGCACTTAAGTTTAGGGATAAACTATTGACTGCTGAGAATATTAGATCTCGTAAGTTAAACGTACTTATTGAGAACTTAAAACTCAAGAAGTATTTTGATACTGAAGTTAAGACAGCTGATATTACTTCCTTAGACTTTAAGATGAAATTAGACAGATTCTTAGAAATGTATAATAACTTAGATTGTAAGGGTAATGTCATTCCTAGCTTTAATGACTATTTCACTTTCCAATTATCTATGTCTTCTGCTATCTTAGATAGCATCGTAGATAAGTAATTTAAACATTGGAGGAAACAAATGCCAAATCGTGGTAAATATTCATACACTGACCCAGCTGTTAGTGAAGAATATAAAGAAAAACCGCTAGATAAAGAGTTTATTAATCAAGTAAACTATCTAGCTACTCGTTTGAAATACCAAGTATCCGAATTAAAGGATATTGTTAAAGTTCGTAATAACCCTCAGATGTTTCCTGACCGTTATTATGAAATGAAAGGTCAAAATATAACTGAGAAGTTATTTAAAGAAGACATGAGTATCATTAATACAACTGATACTGATGAAAAACTTACTTTAGACCAATTCAATAAATTGATCAAAGCTAACTGGGATGCTTATAACTATGCACATACTTTATTTGAAGATGAAATCCCAGATGTAGAAGATATCCCTAAATTTGCTGCAACTGAGTTATTGACTCATCGTAAGTTTACAGATATCATCGAAAACTATAATAAGATCAATAACTATCTAAACCGTAACTGGAATAAATACTTTGACGGTTCTGGTTATTGTATCCTTTCTTGTCAAGTAGCATGTCAAGCAACTTGTCAACTTGGTTGTCAATCTTGTCAATATAATACTTGTCATAATCAAAACTGTGGAGGTTGGTCGTAATGAAAATCTTCTTATTAGACGAAGTGTATGAGTTTGCTAAATCTATCGGTATCACTGATAAAATCAATGCACTAGCTAAGAAGATGTACGACCCAAGTACAATCCAATCTGACTTACAATCTTATTATGATTTCAGTCATTCTGAAGCCTATGGTAAAATAATAGATGAATTAGAGACTAAGTTGAAAGCAACTGATATGTCTCTATATAATCTATTAGTTTATACTAAGACTCAATCATATGATGTAATTGCTGAATTGCTTAATAATGTAAAGAATCTACGTGATAGATTCGTCCTATTGGATAAGGCAATCTCATATAAATTATCAAGTGCTCTAGAATATGAACTTCTTGTTGCTCTATTCTGTAATATGTATACTGAAGTACAAGAAGACGTTAGAGCTGCTTTACCTAAATATATTCATACTGCATACTTCAACTACTGTAGCATTAGATACTGTTTACGTATCTCTACATCTGGTAATGTAGATATCTTCGATGAATATGAAAAATATATGTCTAAGGTTTATAAACAAATCCAATCATATATTAACTCTAAAGATACTTTAGATAACTTACGTCTTGAAGTTAGATGTGCTGCTCTACAATATATCATTCCTAGAATGACTAAAGAGCAACGTCTAACTACATTAGCTAAAGTTGAAGAATTATCTAATGTAGATAATATGGACTTTGATAATAAACTAAGATCAATTGGTGTCATCTGGACATTTGAACGTCTATATGAAGCATACTTTGATTTGAATGATTATCCTAAGTTCTTCCATTGGGTATATAAAGAATACAAGTATCTTGATAAAGCATTGGATGATAAAGAAGCTTTCTTTGATTCCTTGCGTTATTATAATAAGAATAATATCACTGGGTTTATCATCTCTATGAGACGATTCTATTTGATTCAAAGACTATATCCTCAGTTCCTTATGAACTTTGATAATATCTTACCTTCAGATAGAAACTTCATTAGCTCTGATGATTTAGATTATACCCTATATGATGATTATGCTAATAAGCTGGTTATGAATAAGTTTAAGACATATGTAGATACTTGGTATCAAAATAATATTGATAAACTTAAAGACTTAGCTGGTAATAAAGAAATGCTTCTTAAATGTAAGAAGATGGTAGTAGATGGATTATCTGAAGAAGAAGCTACTGTTGTAATGAATACTGATTATGATAGTGCTACCCATCCAGAAAATACTTCAGCTCCAATTCCTGGAAACTTTGATACACCTAATGCTGGTGAAGCTATTGGTACTCCAGAAGTACCTAAAGTTAATATTGGTCTTCCAGAAGGATTTAGTGTAAATGATGAAGACCTTGCTAGATTATCTGAATTTAATAATCAAGAAGGTAGTCATATTATAATGAGTCCAGAAGAATTGATTAAACATGAAGAAGAACGTATTACTGAATCTACAGAGTCTACTACCCCAGTAGTTACTCCAAGTACTACTGAAACTCCTGCAGTCCCTCCAATTCCACCTATCCCTGTACCTCCAGTAGTTGCTCCAACTACAGAGACTACAACTCCAAGCACGGAATCTGAAGCTCAACCGACTGTACCATCAATTCCACCATTACCTTCAAACTTTGAAGTTAATGAAGATGAATTAAATAGTTTAACTGAAGAGGAAAGAGCAGCAATGGCAGCTGCTGAAAATGAATAATGTATAAAGAGATATATTTAATGCTTACTGAAGCTTGTCCTAATAGATGTGAGTATTGTTACATCAAAGGGCGAGATAACCCTGCAACAATGACATTTGAACAGATAGATCAAATTATACAAACAGAAAAGCCTTCGAGGATTTTATTCTTCGGAGGCGAACCTCTTTTGTGTCTTGATCTTATCGAAAAAACTATGGAGAAATACTATGGAAAACTTAAATTCCAAATAGTAACTTCTACTGTAGTTAACTTTAAAGAATTTATTGATCTTAATGAGAAATATCCTATGAATGAAATCCAATTATCATGGGATGGTTTTGCAGATAAGAATCGTGTTGATACATGTGGCAAATCTATCGCTTCTAATGTATACCAAAATATCTGGTATGCTATTGAACGTGGATTGAAATTTGATATCAAATGTGTTATAGGTAATGAGAACGTTCATCTTATGGAAGAAATCCATAAACAATTTATGGAATTCAAGAAATATGGTGTATCTGGTGAGTTCGTAGTAGCTCATAGATCTTTATATACAGATAATTTCTTAGATGTATTTAAAGAGCAATATAAGAAGACCTTTACATTAGATAAGATGTATATGGATCATCTTAATAGAATTATTGCAGTCATTCAAAATGATAGATACTTTGGTTCTTGTGATGCTGGTAAGTATAAGGTTATTACTCCAAGTGGATGGGAATCTTATTGTACTGCATTATCTCAAGAAGATAAGAAATTCGGTGATGAATTACTTCAAAAACCATGTAAGAATCCTAAATGTGATGATTGTAAATGTCGTTGCATGTGTGATGGTGGTTGCCGATATGAACGTTACTTAGAATTTGGAGATGAATGGGAATATAACTTCCTTGAATCTACTTGTATCATGATGCATGTATACTATGACACAATTAGAGAATGGTTAGACTCTTTGAATGAAGAAGAGACTGAACGTCTATACGAAATTATACAACGATATAAAGCTTATCAAGCTGAATATCATTCGGAGGTGAAATACTAATGCTTAACTACGTTCCTGAACGGATATATGAAGTATTAAAAGATGAGCCTAGATTTAATGAATTGACTGAAATCATTACTGATAGATTCTCCAAAGTCGGTACATTACTTGATGTAGTTATGTTTGATACTAATGCTAAAGCAGATAAAGAAATCTATAACTACTACGTTAATACATTAACTGAATTGGTTAATGAAAAATGTCCAGAGTATGCATTACAGTTACACGTTACTCTAATGCAATCTGATAAAGATGAATTACTTGGTTATTATGATGATCGTAAGAAATATGATGAAGAAACTACAATGTATTTATTGTCTTATCTAATCAATTGCTCTTATGATGATTATACATTCCCACAATTCCAAAAGACTTATGTGGAAACTTATGAATCTACACCAGTAGAGATTCGTAATAACTTCTCTGATTACATTCATCTTAAATATATCAACTCTAAAGTTGAAAGATATGCAATGTATGAAGCTCCAAGAGATGCTACATTCATCATTAAAGTAGTAGATCTATTGAAACGTTTATATGAAAACTTTAAGACTATTGTACATGAACCAAATATTCTTAAATACTGTTTCATTGAAATCTTAGATCACTCTTTAACTAATGCATTTAAGTTTGTTAATAATGATAAACTAATCTATGATGCGGTTCAACAATTAGAGATTCCAGAAGAATTCGAAGATGGAGACTTCAAAGGAACTTCTATTAATGAGCTTGGTATCTTAGATAAGAAATTTGAATTAGCTGTAGCTGCACGTAAGTGGGTAGATGCTATTCATAAATATAATGATGTATTAGACTGGATTAAATTAGCTTTACTTCATCCAGAAAAATTATATCGTACTCTTATCATCTATGATAAAGTTATGGCACCTAACTTCTGTGCAATTCTACGTAGATACTTAAGACTTTCTGATGAATTCTTTAACCGTGCTGGTGAAAGACAAATCGATATTAATCCACAAGATAAAGAGTTTATCTTGAAACCTGACTATGAAGGACTAGAAGTTTCCAATTTGGAAACAACTCTATCCTTTAATAGATTAACTAAGCATATGGATGATTGGTTTACTAACAATGGTATTTCTCTATATGCATTTAGAGCTTGGTATTATAATATCTATAAGAATGGATTAAGTGAAGCATATGTACAATTGTCAGAAGATGAACCTAAAGACAATAAATGATTTTACTCTATCAACTCTAGAATTAGATGTGGCACAAGTCTGTAATATGACTTGTGCCTATTGCTATTTGCGAGGAAATACTAATGAACCAAAGAAGTTTGATAGATGGAATGATTTATATGAGTTATTAAAGAATGTAAAACTAGCAGATAAACTTACTGTTGGTTTGACTACAGGGGAACTATTCTTAGATGAGACTGTAGAATACATTTATAATGCTGTAAAGAAATTGAGTAAAATTAATAGATTCTCTGAAACAGAAATTCTATATAGACTTTACTCTAATGGATCTCATGCACAAAATATAATTGATGTTTTTGATTATATTGGATCTAATAAGACTATGATTAGTATATCATATGATGGACTAAACTCAACTAGAGTATTTAAACCATTGAAGTATACTGATATGACTAAACAACTAGAGATCTTAGCAGACTCTCGCTATAGCAATAAGATCATTATTAGATATGCATTGCATGAGAATGTAAAAAATATGTTTGATACATTTAAGTTCATTCATGAACTTGGATTTAAGAATATAGAATACTATACAGTGAATAGCTTTGATAAATATAGACATTATGATTATATTGATGAATTCACTAAACAGCTAGAAAAGACTCTAGATTACTTTGAAGGATCTGATTTCAAGATCTATAATGTCAATAAGTATCTACAGTTTAAGAATCCTAGAAGATTATGTGAATATGGGACTTCATTAGCTATAGACTTACATGGTAAGATGACTATGTGTCCATTATCTTTCGGTGGTGATATTGTCGATGAAGTATCTATTGACTTATCTAATTACAAAGATCTACCTAATTTGTATAATAAATTCCAAGAAGGATATATGATAGATAGATCTAAATTAGATTGTGCAACCTGTAATAATCAGCTATGTGAAGATTGCTGTTCTCATAAATCTATTCAAGATAGTGAGAATAGATTATATCAACAATGTAATCTTAGACATGCTGAGTTAGCAGTTTATGATAAATTATATAAGGAGTCATCAAATGTTTGAAAGATTTGATGCATTAGTATATAAAGTCTCTGAGTATTGTAATTTAGATTGTGTATACTGTTTCCAGAAGCATGATGTTAAAGAACGTACTAGAGGTTTTACCTACTTTGATGAATTGATTAAATTACTTATTACTTTACCATTAGCTGATGACTTTGAAGTTAAAGTTACTGGTGGTGAGTCTAGTCTTCATTGTGATAAGATTAGACAAGATTATAAGAAGTTTAAGAAATTAGAGCGTTATAAAGAGACAACTATCAATATGACGACGATTTCTAATGGTAGCAATATAGGTGGTCTGATAGATCTTTGGAATGACCATATTTTAGATCCATGGGGTTGTAAGATATCCTGGGATGGTATATATAGTGCATCCAAATCCAGAAAACCAAAGAATATTAAAGTTTTCAATGATGATTATTTTAATAAAGCTATTATTGAACTTGGCAGATCTAACTATCATGATAAAGTATTAGTTCGTACTGCATGTACTCCAGATACTATAGATAATTTATATGATGCATATAAATTTGCATTAGATAATGGCTGTTATAAATGGGAATACTATCCTTTATCGGATTGTGATTATTATAAAGATCCAGACTTCCTCAAGAAGTTTGAAGAGCAACTTTATTATATCTTTGAAGAGAATGCTAGAGAAGAAAATGATGATAAATTAGTTGCAAATGTCGACACAATGTTGTATACTAAATATGCAGGCATTAAGGATAAACTTCGTGCTATTAGTTGTCGACATCTTGGTCATTTCCTTCACGTTGGTATAGATGGATCATTATATCCATGCGGATACTTCTCTGATGATGCATTCTATGAAAATCAAACAGTTAAGATTGGTGATGTATTTACTGGATTATATCCAGATGTAATTGAATCATTCTCTAAAGAATATAGTCAAACTCCAATGTGTAGTATCTCTGAAGATGATGGTTGTAAGTGTTATCATTGCTTTGAATGTCCAGCTGTAAGCAAATTCTATAAGAATAACCTACAGAATAAAATGAGACAGCAATGTGCAATGAGACATATTGAACTTAAAGTATTCAATGATATCTATAAAGATTATGATAAAGATAAAGAACGTATAGTACGAAATTTCTCCTATGCTGGATTCTAAAACATGTAATTATGGGTTTGGGTTAAACTCTGTAGAATTTAATATGTAAAAGGAGAATTAGTATGAGTACTACAAGAACTATCGTCAAGAGACGATCTATGAGAATGAAAGTTTTTAGAGTTATTAAAGCACTCTTTAAACCAATCTATATTTTGAAGGCTATAAGAATACTTTTAAATATCCTTGTACCTAAGAAAAATAAATAAATTATTACCCCATAGGAGTTTTATCTCCTATGGGGTTATTATTTTAACATTTAGATAATCATAAAGGAGGATTAAACATGGCAAAACTTAGAGATACAGCTATTAAAGATAATCTATCTATAGCTGGAAATGTAACAGCTGCAGGTAAAGTTTTATCTGTCGAAGGTCATACTCATACTCCAGCAAATATTACTGGAATTGATAAATATATAGAAGATAAAGTTAAAGCTGGTGGTACTACACTACCAGAGAATATAAATGCTAAAACATTAGATGGTCATGCTATTAGTGATTTTGTATTAAAGTCAGAATCGACTGGTAGTGGAAATACAAATGATATAGTACGAGTATTTAGATATTTTAATGCCTCTATTCCATATACCAAACTATCTTTTAATAAACCTATTACTAGTGCAGATATTAAAATTAAATCTGTAACAGTAGAAACTAATAGTGCAATAATTACATTAACCCCAGTTATGAATATTCAATATAAAAGACCAATTTTTTATACAGAAAGACCTAATACAATAGTAGATTTTTCTACCGATTCTAATGGTACTACTGTAGTATTAAATATTCAAGATGCATTTGTTATTAAAGTCTTTGGGGAAGCTACTGAAGTAGCAAATTTAACTTTAAATGTAGGATTATCTAGTAGTGGAGATGGATTTTATACTGAAGGTAGTATTTGTACAATAAATACAAAGCAATTTATTCAAGAAAATTATATAAATATAAATTATAAAATGGTAGCATATAGAATTTCTAATAATATGAAATATATATGTTTCCATAGTCATTCATATAATAGTTTACCAGATATGAATGCAAATTTTAGATTATATGATTTGGACAATGATATTATAATTAGAATCATTGGACAAACAATATTTGTTACTGGTGACGGTGCTAATATAATATCAAAGGCACAAACGAAGCCATTTTATTATAATAAAATATCGTTTGCTATAGATAGAAGTATATTATCTAATAATTTAGTTATTTATACAAGCAACTATGTTACTTTTACAAATACAGTTAATGATGCTATAAATATACAATATTTTAATCTATCTAGTCCTTCTACTAATGATAATGATCATTTAGGTATGGATGTGATAAAATCATTATTCCCAGCTAAGACAATTAACATCAATGGAACTAAATATGATGCCTCTAAACAAATAGATCTTCCTACAAATGAAGTTAATTGTAATATTAATGGTATCCATTTTGATGGCAAGACAGATATCACCATTCCAGCACCAACTAATGCATTAACTTTAGGCGGATTAGATTCTAGTCAATATATTAAAGCTACTGATGTAGGAAATGCAGCTGGTAAGATTCCACGATTTGATAATGATGGTTTCTTAGTATATCCAGATGGTTCTAAGGAGCGTATAGAAAATGGCTAAGTTAGATAAAGTTCTAGCAGTATATGATAGGGATGGTAATCGACAAGCCATCCCATTATATACTACATTAGAAGAAGTAAATAACCTTGGTAGAAAGATTAAATTAGGTAATGACTATGTATATTATCCATTAACTGAAAATCTAACAGATCCTAA